TAAATTAACAGAGTCAGTTACTGTTGCATTTCCTGCTGCTGCCCCTTTTGTCGCTATTTCAAGTATTTTCATTGAATCTTCTGTTTCACCAAAAGCTGAAACAACTTGATATAGTCCATCTGTTAAAAGTTCCGTACTTGTTCCTGTATCCTTAGATAATTTCTTAACTGCGTCACCATAAGTTGAAAGTTTAGACTTGACGTCTCCATCAAGTAAGGTCGCAACATTAGCCATTTGTTTTTCGTATTCTATCGCTCCTTTTAATGCAATTCCACCAAGTGCTGCTACACCTGCTGCGCCTGCTGCAACTCCTATTGCAACACCTTTGCCCATCTTTTTCATTGCACCACCAAAACCGCTGACACTTTTATTCGCTTTTCCTAATTTATTTTCTAGATCCTTTATATCGGCTCCAATTTTAATTGAGAGTTCTCCTAGATTAGCCACTTATCCACCTCCTTAAAAGGTTTCTTTATCTTTACTTTTTTTATTTGTGTCTTTTTCTGCTTCCGCTTTTATATCGTAATATGCTTTCCATTCTGCAATTTCTTTTGAACTTATATTTTTTAAAAGCCACCCGACAGGCATTCCCAACTTTTCTGCTAACTGGAAATAAAACATTCTACTCGGGTGACTTTTTAGTTTTTTACTAGTTCTTCAATATCATCTTTAGTTATTCCATTCATTCGCTGTGCTTTGTTGAAGGATATATCTATTATCCTAGCAGGCAATTTTCCCACTGCTGCAACATCAGCATCTTTGAAAAGTCGCTTACCTTCTTCATCACTTATAACAATAACTAATAATTTTGCTCTTGCATTTTCCATTGTCATAGTTACTTTATTATTATTATTAAATTTCATCAAACTTTGTTCGTAATTGTCGCGCTCCGTTCCTGTCATTTCTTTTAGATACATAGATTTATTATTTCCAATATCAACTTTTTCAACTTTAATTTCATCTGCTAATTTTAATATATCTTCTCTATTTAACATCTTATATCTCCTTCATTTTAAACGCTTATCATTTCATCTGTACTTTCAAAATTAATGCTCATTCCCACAACGTCAGCCGGTGTTGAACTTAATTCATCACTCACAATTTCCGAATACATTCTACTATATCTGCCGGGAGTATCTGTGTTAGGAATCAAATCTAAAACAATTATATTACCATTTATTAAATGTTTTAATAGTGTTTGGTCTACATTCCAAAATTCGCTTAACGTCGCGCTTGCACTCTTTATTCCTGCAATTCTGGTTACAAACTCGTCCTGAAATCTTGTAACATCAATATTATTACTATTAATTGATAAACTGTATTCGTGCGCATCTGCTACAACTACGCGCGGGAGATATGCCCCGTCAATAGTTATAACTCTTCCTGCGTCACTAGTGGCGAATATAACCTCACCTTTTAATTTATTTAATTCATATTCATCAACTGTCTCTACTCCACCGTCATATATTATTGTTGGTGTGTCCTTATCTAATATAGTTTTGTCGCTGTCGGTTATTGTGTATATTTTATCATCAGCAGAGGTTGTCGCTTCTGCTGTGAATGCAACTGCGTCACCTGTAATACTGACCTTTGACAATCTACCTGCATAAGCCATTCTTTCATCACCTCTTTATTTTAAACTTGTGTTATTGCCCCTGTACTTTCCAAACTAATTGATAAAGAAACTGCACCACTTGGAGTAGAACCTTCATCAAAACTTGTAACTAAGAAATCTCCTGTCCAACCGTTCGTGTCATCAAGTAATGTACTCAATGTCTGTTTCACTCCACTTAATAACGCCGTTCTCAAAACGTCTTGACCTGTATCAGCTGCTAACCAAAATCCAGCTAAACTTATTGTTGCACTTTTTAATCCTTGTATTTTCTCAATCCACCCGCCACTTGCAAAAGTAGTTACATCAATCGGGTCACCATTTACTGTTATTGACGCAGAATTAAGTCCTAATATCTCATCTGTTCCAACTTTTACACTCGTTCCTTGTCCTGAAATTGCCATAATTTATTCCTCCTAGACATTTAATTTTTCAAATCTTAAACTTGTAACTATTTTTTTTGTTTTATCATCTACCCATTCTGTTGGTGCTGAAATCATTCTCCAATTGTTACTGTGCATCGCGTTTCTTATTGCTTCAAATATTCCGTCACTTAAATCTATTTCACCTGTATCTACCCAAACGTCAGCTTGAAATACAACTGTATCAACTTGATGAATAATACCAAAACTGTAATCCGCCGAAGCAAGTACCCTACTGTAAGTTATACACGGAAACGCCGCTGCGCTCATATTCCCATACGCATAAACGCCCGGCACTAATCCGGAAATCACAGTGTCATCTTTGAGTATATCATAAAATTCTTTTCTTATACTGCTTAAGGTTTTCATTTAATCACCGACTTCAAATACTTCTCTAAAATATCATCTGCCATAGGCTGAATAGCATCTACACTTCTAAGGAAAAACCCGCTTACTTGTGAGGGCATTGTTTCCACCTTATTTGCATACTCAACATTCGTTCCAATTATTACATGTTCGTTAGCTTTGTTTTTAAGGACTGCGTCTGCCGCCGATTCTTTATATTCAAATACTTTTCCTCCTATAGAATAACTCATTGAATTTCTTAATCTCCCTGAATCAACTGGAGTATTTCTCTTTATTATTCCGACTGCTATTTGTCCAATCTTATTCAGTGCTTTCTCTCTTTGAGTAGAAGCTGTTTTTTTAACTTCATTAAGTTTTTTTTCTATTTCTTTTCCACCCGTTATCTTATAACTCATTATACCACTTCCTTAATAATAAAATACCTGTGATTTGAGTTCTTTATCTCGTATTTTTTTGCTCTGAAAATAATCCAGAATTGTCTTCCTAAATACTCACATTGGTATCCCTCAATAATATCACCGTCGTTTATTGTATCGTCAGCGGTGAAAACATTAAATCCTACATTACTATCTGAATAACCATAATCTTCAAGACTCTTTAAATTTTTTATTCTCTGTGCGTCACAACTAATCTCCTTATACTCTGTGAATGTATTTTTGATGCTGCCCTTAGTATTAATCTGTGTTCTGCTTTGTAGTTTTATTTTATTATTTTCCCACATAACATCACCACTTCACATTGAGATTATAGTAATGTTTTTTAGAATAAAAAGTTAAGTCATCATATATATTTCTATAAGTTTCCAACTCATTTATAAAAGCTGTTTGCCATTTATTATCTCCTGCATAAGAAATACTTTTGTCTCCTTGCTTTTCGGAGGCAATATTCCCGCCTGAAATGTTAGCTGTATGCTCTTCTATACCTGCAACTACTTCAAGAAATTCTCTGCTCGGGTTTAATCCATAAAGATACATATTTTTTATTTTCTCATCTCTTAAAGCTGTATCTAAAGTTATTTCATTTTCTGTTATTGCTATTATTTTATAGGTTCCAGTGTTGAGTAAAGAACCTTGGATATGAATATACATTCCTGCTTCGTACTCTTCCTTGAAACTGCCCTTCAAATTTTCACCGCTTATTTGTGCCTCAACTCTTTCAAAGCTGATTATAAAATGATTGTTAACCTCGTTCATAACTCGTCCGATCATTCTTCAACACCTGCTTTGAACAACTTTTCAAATTCTTCTTTTCTGTATGAGTTCCCTTTGTAATCATACCAGCCTCCGCCAAGATGGTAGTCTTTTACATTTATTTCACTTATAGCTTCCTTTTCAAATTGCTGCTTACATTTTCTTTGATGTATTACTCCCACACTATCAGAAAACTCTTCACCGCAATATTTACACTTCATAACATCACCTCTTTATCATCATATAGAATAAGGGGATATAAAATCCCCTCATATAATCTATTACCCTAAAACTCTTACTGCTAATTTCGGATATAGTGGAGCGTATCCGTATAAAATGTCAATACTTATTGTTTCTACTTTGGTATCTATATCATAAGCCTGTGTTACTCTCAATGATAATCCTTCAAAGCTTGTAACATAACTATTCGCATTACTTGGAACATGTAATGGTCTGGTAACGAACGCAAACGCTTTTGGATTGAAAACTAAGTTTGCCTCGTGTGCTCCTGTTGTTACATCTGGGAAAGTTACAGCGGTATCTGTCAAGTCGTCTGCAATTATTGCTGGATGAACTTTTGCTGTTACAACTCCTGCTACTGCTACTGCTGTATCTTCGATTACTGTAACATTATAAGTATTTCCGCTGTCATCTTCAAGTTTTAACAAATCACCTTTTAACAACTTCGCTGTGCTTACTCCTGCTGCGCTTGTCAACTCCACTGGTGTGTATGCCAGGTTAGTTGTTGCGTCTGATGCTGCTGATACAACGGTTGCCGCCGCGGTTACATCTGCAAGCGCTGAAAATCCGCCCGCTGTGTGAAGTTTAACTGCTTGTGACATATAGTTGTTTATTCCGAATACTCTTCCAATCTGTCCTTCTCTTAAGGCTAGATTAGACCCTGCTTTATCAACTTCAACTAAACTATCTAGTTGTTGGAATTCTGCTGTCGCTTCAGGACCCCAAACACCATTTCTCGGAGAAACTGGCGCTCTGTTCAGGTTTAACATCTTATTAGCAAGTGCAAAATCTTCTAATGTGCCCGGAGTAGTTCCGGATGCACCAACAAAATAAGGAACCCATTTATACATTTCAAGTCCGTCATTATTTATTTTCTCTGCAATTGCCAACATAGCTGATTGTAGATATTGATTCTTAAAATCTTCTATACTTAACGATAATTCTTTTTCAGTTGCCGCAAATGAAACATCAGCAATTTTGTCTATTTTTAGCATTACAAAATCTTCAACTATTTCTTGAATATTTATTGAACCATCAAACTCATCAACGCTAAATTCAACAGGTCTTGTAACCTTTATGGTGTCACCTTTTTTTGCAAACTCTTTTGAGTAGTCGTTATAAAATAATCTCGGAGCTACAAGATTATCTCTTAGGATTGGAAGGGCTTCCCTCGCAATATCCTTGACTGTTATTATTGTATTAGGCATATTTAATCCTCCTATTATTCATTTTTATCTTTTATTAGTTTGTTATAATATTCTTCATCAGTTAGTTTTGATAAATCTTCGTCATCTGTTCCGTCGCCTTTTGGGTTCTTAGGTGGGTCACCGCCTAATTGCTTTTCAATAAATAAAGGCTTTCGCTTTTCTTTTATTGGAGTGATATAGTCCGCGACTCCAATTATTTTGTCATCTTTTAGCTGCATTTCATCAACGTTAAATTCAAACATCAATAAATCCACATTTGCAGGGTCTGCGCCGTTTTTAAGCAACTCGTCTTTTATGAGGGATTTCTTTTTAATATTACTTACTCTTTTTTCTGATTCACCTTTAAACGTGTCGTATTCTGTGTTCAGAGTTTCGAGCTTATTTTTATAATCTTCTAAATCTGTTTCCTTACCTTGTAAATCCTTTATTGTTTTATTAGTTTCTTCTAGTTTTTCTCCTGCTGCGTCCAGCTCTTCCTTGGTCTCATTATATTTAGTCTTTGGAATAAATTCTTTTGGAACACTTTTTTTTGAATACTCGACAACGTCATTTATTTTCTTTTCATCTAATCCCTCAATCCCTAAGTCAGTCAATTTCTTTTTTAATTCATCGAAATAATCCATTTGTTACCTCCTATAATCTAGTTTATAGAGCTTTGCACTCTTATAGCGTTCAGCTGCGCTTTGTTATTTTATAGAGTTCACACTCTCCACAGCTGTGTTTTACTTTATTTAATTATGCTGATCATTATTTATGTAAGGTTATTGTGGAACGTTAAATTCCTTTGCCCATTCTTTATAATTTGTGTCTGCGGGAACATACTTCACTTCACCGCTTGGAAGTCTTGAAATTCTTTCCTGCGCATAATTTTTATCAAAATATGGTACAGTTGTACTCCTGCAATTTGGATGCATTGGAGGAAAGTTTAATCCCGTCGTTGCTTCCTCTAGCTTAAATATTTCACCGTCTAGTTCTTCGCAAACCTCACTTGTTCTATTATCTAGTGAAGCCATATACTGATATTTTTCTACAACTCCGGAATTCTTATAAGTTTCTTTTGTGGCTTGATTTAATGTATTTGTTATCTCCGTTCTTAATAATCTATTTGCTACAACTTCTCCACTATCAGATATTTTATCTAATCGCTTCGCCATTGTCGCTGTATCTACGCCCTGATATATTCCTGTCTTCATTATCTCGTCAACGTTCTCATACATCTTTTGCGTATTAGCTGCAACACGTTCGCTAAAGTTTTTCCCATTTACTGGGTGTAAAACTAATTGCTCAACTACTTCGGAAGTTAATAAATCAAAACTTGTCCCAACTCCAACCCCTTTATGGACTTCATACATTGTTCCGTAATATGTAGACACTGCTGTCTTTTTTAATGCTGCACTCATAGTCGCTCTTTCTGCTGTGGACGCTGTTTTAAGAGTTTCTGCTATTTGCTTTTGTAGTTGCGTATATTTTCCCGTCTTTATTATTCCCTCGGGAACTTTTAAACTTTGCTTTGTTCCTTTCATAATCTCCACGCCACCGACAGTCTTAACTTTAGGAACTTGTTCAAGCTTCCCGTATTCTGCATAGAATCCCTTCATGGCTTTTTCAATGTCCTTTTCCGCTGTTTTGAAAATCTTATTAATATCTTTTAAAGATAGATCGGCTCCGTCAAGTTCTTTTCTTTGTCTCTCCTCAAATATTTTTCTAAAATCCACTTAGCCACCACCTCTAAAAATCTAAGCCGCCACCCAACTTATTAACCTGCGCTTCTTTTTCTTCATTTAATCTATCAATTTCTTTTTCCGCATTTTCGATCCAAGGGTGATTCTCTAGTCTAGTTTTATCACTTATATTTCCGTTTTGTTTTGTGTTCGCCTCTAAAAATTCAACTTCATTCATCATTAAGCCTCTGTTGAATATAAGCTCTGAATCTATTTCTTCTCCGTTGTTTTTTATTTCATTATATCTATTCACGAAGAATATTATCTGTTTCCAGAAGTCCTGTATTTCTTGCTCAAAGTCGTTAGCCTTCAAATCCAAGTTCGCGAACATGGCTTTAATCATTACATTAGTTACATTTCCTGATTTCAAATCATTCATGTCTACACCTTGCCCGAATCTGTATATGTTTTCCTTTGCAATCTTCATATAAGTTTCACGCGCAACTACTGGAACGTCCATGGTTTGTGCTGCAACATCTGTACCTGTTTTAGTAGGGATTGCTTTGTACTTTTTAATCTGTGTTAGTAATGTCCGTAAAGTTTGCTCATCCCCTGCGAATCCTTTTAATACATAAAACGCTTCCTGAAAGTCCTCAATGTTATTCGCAAAGTCGCTGTCAGTAATATCATAAATATCTATATATGCTCTTATTGGCTGTATATCGCTTTTTAACTCATCATTGTTTTCTAGTATTGCAACCGGTGGTCTCCCGAATCCGATTCCTTGTGCTGCTGCAACTTCATTTCCTTTTTTAATCTTAATTGGAATATGTTTTCTAGGATTTTGTTCTATATCTCTATTTAAGATAAAATTCCCGTGATTGTCCTCCACTAAATAAGTTACGTTATCTGCATCATAATACTCTGCATATCTCCGTGTCTCGTTTGTAGACATGTCCTTACTTAGATAAAATCTTATAAACGCTGTGAGGCTATCGTCATCGTCATCATAAATTGGGATCCCTTGTCGCGCGGGAACTACTCTGTATTTTAATTTACCATCCTTTTCATCTACATAGAAGATCCAAAACGTCCTTATACTGTGACTTGCTTTCGTCCCTGCTTGTTTCAGATGTTTCTTCCAATTAGGAATTATTTCTTCAATTACTTCTGCCGCTTCCTCTTTTTCTGATACAATCCCAATATCTTCATTTATCGAGTAGTTAACTTTTTGCTTTATCAGCAACTTAGCAAACCCCGAAGGAAGCCTGTTATTTGCTTGAAAAGGATTTTCGGATATTAAATTAGCGTCCCAATATACACGCTTAATTCTATCCACTATATCATTTCCTTGATTGTAATATCTCTCGCCTATTTTGCTTTGTTCAAATATTCTTTCACTTTTAAAATTTTCAATCTCGTTCTTAACCGTTTCTTGTATATCTCTAAAT